TTGCCATGCATGGACTAGGCGCTTACATATACGCAGGGGAAGACTTGCCGCAAGCTGTACAAAATGCTGTAGTGTCTGAGGATCAGTCTAAAGAGATCAAAGGGCTAATCGAAGAGCATGGGGTAGATGTTAAAGTCTTTCTAAAGCACTTCAAAGCAACCTCAGTCGATGAGATGTTAGCTGTTCATTACTCTAAAGCTGTTGCGGCACTGAATGCAAAAGGAGATTCAAAATGAGTGGAGGAGATCCTAATGCCTAAAAAAGGATGGAAACACAGCGAAGAAACTAAACAAGCAATGGGCAAATATCGCTTGGGAATTCCGCTTACAGAAGAGCATAAAAATAACATTAGAGTTGCTTTATCTGATATTCAAAAAACACCAGAATACAGAGCAAAAATCTCAAGGGCTTTAATGGGCGTACCAAATCCCATAGATGGATTAAATGGTGCTTCAGAAACTAACCATAATTGCAAAGACTGGTGGTTCATAAAGCGAGGAAAACACTACAGGTTTAGGTCTTTAAATAAATTTGTGCGAGACAACAAGCACCTTTTTACTGATGAAGAACTTACAGAATATCGGTCTGAAAAACGCCTTGCTCCGATATATAGGGCAACCGTAATGTTGAGACAGTTGCACCTTTTAAAAAAGGACGGCACCCCTAAAGTCCCTAGTTTTGTTTGGAACGGCTGGACTATCGGAGAAAAGTGGGAGCAGGGGTTTTATGAGGCCGAATCAAAATGATTATCCTAGACCACGAACAAGGGAGTGACGAGTGGTTTGCCTCAAGATTGGGTAGACCCTCTGCTTCCATGTTCAATAAACTAATTACCTCCGCAGGGAAGGCTAGTTCTCAGGCTGATGGTTACATAAATGAGTTGATAGCTGAGAGATTAACTGGTGTTCGTGCTCCTGTTTACGTGAATGAGCACATGGAAAGGGGTACAAGGCTAGAACCTGAAGCTAGAGAGATGTATGAGTTTGTAACTGAGCAAGAAGTTACAGAATATGGGTTTATACTAGACGATTCAGAAGAGTTTGGTTGCAGTCCAGATGGTATTATTAAAGATAGCGATGGCAATTTTGAGGGAGGGCTAGAGATAAAATGCCCGACTGATTCCAACCTGATAGGCTATCATCGTAACAATAAATCGTTTATCAGCAAATATAAACACCAAGTCATGGGTTGCATGATGGTTACTGGTGTTAAGTGGTTCGATTTAATGGCGTACTCTGAAACTATACCCCACCTTATCTTAAGAGTGGAACGTGATGATGAGTACATAGAGAAGTTGGCGGCTGAAGTACAAAAGGCCGTTGATATTATTGTAAATGAAACGGAGAATTTAAAATGAAAGTAGGATTATCGGTACGAATTGATGTAACAAAGATCGACAAAGAGCGTTTATATAAGGGTGAAAAGGGTACTTACCTAGACCTTACCACGTTTGTAGACACTGCCGAGCAAGATCAGTATGAAAACAACGGCTTTATCAGTCAAAGTGTAGACAAAGAAGAGCGAGAGAAAGGTGTCCAGACTCCTATATTGGGTAATGTTAAAGTTTTCTACACTGATGGAGAGTCAGCGCCAGTACAATCTAACTCTGCCCCAATCACAGAAGATATTCCCTTCTAGCCAAGGCTTCCTGTAGCCTGTTAGCAGGACTGACCCACCTGTGGCGAAAACGGGTCATAATAAAAGGATATTAATATGATTAAGATGCGAGAAACATCAGCAGACAGATCAAAGGAGCAAAGGTTACTGGCGGCAATGTCAAAGATACTAGGTTGTCAGTACAAGCAGTCACCAAATCTTAAAAAGTATAGGCTTGATGGTTGGTTTCACAATGGTAATGACCCTGATAGTCGTGGTGACATGGTTGGTTGGGCAGAATGTAAGTGGTACGGTGACGGCAAGAAAGCATTTTGTGCGTTAAATGTCCCTAAATACATGGAGATTCTTCATCTCAGCCAAACTACCATGCTCCCGTCTTACTTTATTTTTAGAGAAGAAGGAAGGTTTGGTTATATAATAGTCCATGATGGTGTTATGCATAGGGCAAAGTTTAAAGTATGTCAGACAGGCGGCACTGCAAAAGGGAGAACCCCAAACCCTGACGATATAGAGCCTTTAATTATGTTTGATAAGTCTGAAATTATTTGGGGAAAATGAGGTGTATATGAGTAAGGATATCCAGATAGGCGGAACCCACTACAAAGACCTTGAGATACAGCCCATAGACTACATATTGGGCAACCAACTTGGCTATGCTGAAGGAAATGTGGTTAAATACGTTTCTAGGTGGCAGTCTAAGGGAGGGATAGATGATCTCCGAAAGGCTAAACACTACATTGATTTCTTGATAGATCATGAAACGAAAATATAACCTTTTGGTATGCCGCTTATTTAGTAAAGTCATTACCTAAAAGGATGGGAGGTAAGTATAATCGCGCTTCACAGACATAATGAGGTTGGAATGATTACTTACTACATAGTCCTTGTAGTGTGCGGCTTGCTTGCCATTGCAAAAGACGATTTAACAAATTCATAACGCTCTTCGGGGCGTTTTTTTGTGAGGTTCTATGAAGCATTTAATTATTCCAGATACTCAAGTCAAACCTAACTCACCTACTGACCACCTAAGATGGGCAGGGTTGTATGCGGCAGAGAAAAAGCCAGATGTTATCGTTATGATAGGAGATTTTTTTGACATGGAATCGCTTTCATCATTCGATGTCGGTACGCGTGGCTACGAAGGAAGGAGGTATATTGCAGACATTGAGGCAGGGATTGCGGCAATGAAGGTATTGTTAGAGCCTATCAGGCAGGAGCAAGCCAAGCTAAAGCACGATAAAAAGAAACAATGGAACCCTCGAATGGTGTTTACCCTTGGGAACCATGAAAACCGCATAGCCAGAGCCGCAAATTCAGACCCAAAACTAGATGGGCTAATTGGTTTTAAAGACCTACAGTTAGAGGAAATGGGATGGGAGGTTTATGGATTCTTGGAGTGTTGTGTTATAAATAACATTGCCTACCAACACTACTTTACCAGTGGCATAATGGGTAGGCCAGTAGCTAACCCCACTTTGATGTTAAACAAGATGCATATGTCTACTGTGCAAGGGCATGTTCAAGATAGAGCTATTAGCTTTGCGAGGCGAGCGGATGGTCAGCGTATGACTGGTATTTTTGCAGGAATCTTTTATCAACATGATGAGGATTACCTTACCCCGCATAATAACTTGTCATGGCGTGGAATTTGGATGTTACACGAAGTCAATGATGGGGCGTTCGATGAAATGCCAGTTAGTCTGGATTATTTGCGAGGAAAATACCAAGGGAAATAAAAAAGCCCCCATGACGGAGGCTTTGGCAGGGTTATGCCCATTGTGAGATTAGGCGTTGATAATCTGGGCTGATTTGCGGCATTAAATTTACATCTCTCCAAGATGTAGCACTTTGAGAGTTGCTTATTTTTATTTCTGCGTATTTTGCAATGGCCTCGAAGATGATCTCTTTTATTTCTTTTTTGTTTATGGTTCTGCTTAAGTCTTCAATCATTGGGGCAACCTTATAAAAAGAGTCTTCATCGGGTGCTGTGATGGCTAATTTATGCGCTAAAAGTAACGCCTCTTTATTGTTTTTAATGCCCATGTTAAAACCCTCCTACGTGCATATGGTAGCCCATGACTAACACGGCCACAGTTAGACCTGCTATGAAAGAAACGGTTATATCCGTCCTATGCGTTGATCTAACGGCTTTATCGTGTCTTTTAAGGGCTATGTATCTCTCAGCCCTCTCGTTTCTGTTGCGTGTTTTTAATGCTTCGATATTCTCTAGTCTCATTGTGTAACCTCTAATAGTTTTTTTAACTTGTTAATCTCAGACTGCCAGACCTTTTTTGCTCTATCGTTAGAATAGTAGTCGCGTTGTTTTTCGTGGTGTTTAATCTTCCGCTTTATGTCTGATATGCTCATGCTGTCACCTCATTTTTGTTTATATGTTTAAACCAGTCTTTAGCATCTTTTGTAGAGTTAGAAAGGCAACCTTCAAGAATCCATAGATCGCGTTCTTGATCACTATGCACCCACTCGCTTATCTCGCCTCCAGTATCAATGCGAAAACCTAAGCCTTCAAAGTTTCCCAAAAATAAAAAGCCTTCCGAGCCAGCCTCTATTTGCACTTCTAAACCGCGACCCGCATTGAGGCCAAACATTAATATCTCTAGTTTTTCTAACGTGTCAATTTTCATGCTGTAACCTCCAATGTAACTACGTAATCACCATTAGGTATTGAACCGATTCCTTTAGGCATAGACCAATCATATTTCTCACAATATGCAGTAGCTAGTGCCAAAGCGTTCTCTTTAGGGTCTAAAGCGTAGTTATAGCCAACGGTCATTGACCCTGCCTCAGTCCATGCCTTCCAACGTGATCCTTTAGTGTCGGTTGCTGATAAGTATTTAATTTGAATTGCTTTCATGTTGTGTTGCTCCAGTTTATTTTATTGGGTCTTACTACGCCCGAAGGCGTTTCGACTAATCCCCATTAGTCTCATCAGGTAAGTTATTTAATCTCCAAATATCCGTCTGCGGAAGCCCTCCCATCTTCACCCAAAAGGTAATAGACTTCCTTTCTGTCATGCTCTGGCATTAGCGCCATTATGGTATCAACCGCAAAATCTAAAGCAATATCTATAGAGTTAGCATTCATAAATTTACTGGTTGTTTTTGGCTCATCGTTTATATCAGTGCCAGCCATCATCATTAAAGTGTTAATGCTTGAAGCTATTTCAAAATGTGTCATGTTGTGTTACTCCTAGTTGTTTTAATGGGTCTCAATACACCCCTAAGGGTGTTTCATCTACTCCCCAGCAGAATCATCAGTTGAGTTTATCCCTCTACATAAAAGCCGTTAGCAATGTGTATAGGTTGCGGCCAAACTTCGGTATGTATTTCTTCAACAGCTTTTTCTAATTGCCTGAACTGTTGATCTGTATAGATGAATTGACCATCTACCGCTGAATATAACCAATTTCTATTTTTGATCAGATCATAAAAGTATTCATCATTTAACACTCGCAACCTTAATTCCTGATCACTGTATTTGGTTAAGTCTTCAATGCCTATCCAGTTTGTCATGTTGTATTACTCCTCTGTGTGTGGCATCTATTTTATCTATATATTAACAACTGTCAATAATGTATGCATCGTTTTTTAGATCGAATTCTTATAAGGATAAACATTTAACTCACTTTTACTCATATAAATGGGCTAAATAGGGTATAATTGGTTAAATAATGATCAATCTGGTTAAAAAATGATCAATTGAATCAATGGTGTAGGAATAAATAATATAGAGGATTACATAATATGGCACGTCCCA